AGGAATTGTTTCATCTAATTTAGAACTAGATAAATCAACTGGCAATAAGTTAGGAAGATCTTTCATTTTTAAACCTTTCCAACCTCTAATAGCTTTTTTTGTATACGCTTCTAAGAATTTATCGTTATCAATTTCTTCTTCTCTTTGACGAGTGCGTTTATTAAAAGCATATTTTAAACTTGCATTTCTAATTTTAACTAAGTCTTCTCTATTTAGATAAGCAATCTTAATAAAAAAACCTTCAATATCTGGGTATTCTACTTCTGAAATTGTTTCAGCTGCAATTAAATTTTGAATTTTACTCATTTTTCCCCCTAGTTAGGTTATAAAAAAAGGGTGTTCATCATATATTAGCTTAGGCTAAGCTGAGGGGGAAGCTTGCTTTTGCTGATGATGAACACCCACATGAAATTTATTACCCCCTCAGATAATATCATATATTAATTATTGTCACTCTTTACAAAGAATTGAATCTCGTCTCCAGAACCTCTTTGACCTTCTTGTGCAAGAAAATCGACTGACATTCCAAGAACATCATCAATTTGATGAACTGGGAAATTAAATTGAACAGCTGGCATATTAATATGTAAATATGGAGCTGTACTACCACCAATCTGAATATTTGCAGAACTAGTAGAAGCATGTGACACACGTGAATCGTTCACAACTTTATTCAAGAACTGTGCTGAGTTAGCTCTAACAGAGGTCTCAGAGGCAGATCTTAAATATGCAGTAAATGAACCGGTAATTGTTCTAGATCCGGTAAACTGTCCAATTGGAGTATTCAATGCTGCTAGTTCTTCAGGTGTTAAATATGTAACATCGTTTGAGTAGCTGAAAGATAGTCCTGTTACTGGGAACGAATAAATATTTGCTCCTTCTACTGCACTTCCTTGATGACTAATAGAAATAGCACTTAAGCGGTTTTTAATAAAGTCAACTGTGTAAGTACTGCCCTCTACGTTCATAGTAGCGTAAGGATGATGTGACGCTTCTGCGTCCATGCTAATACTAGCATTAGGAGTGACAGTAGATCCATCGTTTCCAACACCACCAAATACTGCAATAGCTTTAGCTCTTGCATCGCCTGTAAGTTCTACCATCTCTGTACCAAAACCGCTCCAAGTAGTAGTAGCAATTCCATCAACAGAAGCATCAATTTCACCAGTATTAACAATAGCATTTTTAACTTGATATACAAGGTTATCAAGTTTAAAATACATATGATTTTCTTGTGCAATAGCGAAGTTGGATCTACTTGAGTGAGTATTAGCAGATGCCTCTGTATTAGCAGATGCTAGTTTAGCAGAACCGGTAGCTGTATCATAATGCCAAATAGACTGCTCTCCACCATTAGAAGATGCTGGCTTAGTATTACTTACAAGAGCTTGCCAGAGATACCAATCAGCAACAGGTTTACTATTGCCTGTTTCTGCAAGACCAGTTCCTTGTGAGCCATCGTTTACTTCTGCTCCTGTAGGGCGTAAATATGTTTGGAAATTCCATTCCACGGGGTTTCTTGCTGTGTTAAAGCGTTGAACGCTTCTATCTGGGTCTAATCCACTTTCTAATGAAGTGATATCTTGTACCGCAGAATCAGCAGAAAGTGCATATCCAGCTAGAACCTCAATTCTCCAAGTATTTTGAGGGGTAAGGTCAGTAGCTGTGGTAGCACTTAGAGTTAGATCTTCTACAGAGTAGAAGACTTTAGTATTTCTTTGTAGGTTTAGCTGAGTACCTGCCATTTTTAACTCCTTAGTTTTCTATATCTAATTCATAATCAATTAAGATTTCTATTTCTGATATTCCGTAAGGTTTTACTAATCCCTCATCAGTATCTATACTAGAAATAATTATATCACGGATACTGTAAACTCCAGTATCTAAGTTGTATATTATGTGTTCTATGTCTTGAATCAAACTATCTAAACTACCAGACGATTCTTCATCATTGACATAAATTCTAAGAGTTAGTGGTATTAAACCTGTGGTATTACCTGAAGTATTATATACCCTAACTTCTTCTCCGACTTGAAAAAATATTGATGGAAAGTCATTTACTTCATCTAAAAATTTTATTTTTCTAAAAACATTACTAAATATATTGTTTTGAAAAGTATAATTAGAGTTTAATGAAGAAATAGACCCATCTATAAGTTTTAAATTTGTAAGAATATGGTTTATTATGTTTCTTCTTTGATTCGACATTATTAGTATAACACCTTAAACTTGTGCTGGCAAATTAAAAATTTTTAAGTCTTAATTATTCTAAACTGTCTTCCAAATAATTCTTGAACAGTTTTTCTTATAGTAGGTCTTATTAGTCTTTGTCCTACTGCATATGGCCGTCTATGAAATTTATCAAAATATTCTGATACAGGGGGTTTGGCAAAGTAACTTACTAGTTGTTTTTTATAATCTATTGTAAACTGTAAAGAATTTACAAAACGTCCTGTTCTATACTTTAATCCCTCAGTAGGGTTAGCCGGGCCAAATTTTGGCATTTTATTTTCTATTCTATTTTGTAATATAGTAGTAAGTTGAGCTGAAGATATCAGTCTAGTAGTAGATTCCTTATCTTCTTTTTCTTTTCTTACGTAATTACCTCTTTTTACTTTACCAGTCACTCTAGGTATAGAACCCCCAGTAGGAACACCAAATTGAAGTTCATAGTCTAAAGGAGGAGCCGCTGCAAAATCTGCTCTTCCTAGTTTTTTTCGACCACTAATACTATCTAAGATTTTTGTAAACTCTTCAACATTATTAGTTACTATAGGAGGGCCTGTTTCTTCTAGTCTTTTAATTAAAGTACTCTCAAAAGAATCACTTAATTTATATCTAATAGAACTTCCCTTACCTAGTTCTGAAATAAAAGGAGGAGACTGAAAGTCTTTAAAAGGAAAAAATATATTTACAGCTTTTATACCAGTTACTTTACCTTTTATAATAATTGCTTCAGTTATTAACAGGTTTTTTGCCTTATTATAAAAAGCTTTATGTAGGTCAGGATCATATTTAGCAACTAGATTAAAAAATCCTGATCCACCTATTTTTGCTCTAACTGCTCTCAATACTTCTGCAGGATTATTTACATCATAAGTATCTATACCTTTACCACCAAAATCTTTGCTTTTTGCTAACAACCCTTCTTCTTCTGATTGTCTAGCCATTAACTTTAGCTGATCTAAAAATCCTTGAGAAAATACAGAAGCAGACCTCTGTCCTATTGTAGTATCTGAAGATCCTCCTCTTCTATATTTTGCTTCAACATCTACTACATCTTCTATATCAGCCCCAAAAGACTTAGCAAGAGCCTGTGCTATTCTTGGGGAATCTATGCTTAAGTCTGGGACTAAAGCTGCATTTTTTGCGGCAGCTGGATTAGTAGTAGCTTTATAATACCTAGATAAAGATCTTTCTACCATGTTTTCCATATAGGTTAATTTATTTGCTTGTTTTTTACTTGCTTTTTGTGCTTCTTCCATATAACTAGCATAGTTTTTTATTAGTTCCGGCTCTGTAATTGTAATAGAAAAAGCTACTACAGCCATTACATTACCACACGATACATTTCAAGAACTCTACGAATATGTGGAGGAAAGTTAGCACTTAATCCATGAGATTTACCACTTTCTCCTTGTAAAGAGAATCCAGCGTTTTCTTGTGTTTGTTTATGTAATATTTTAATATAGTCTAAAGTCGCTACTTTGATATCACGAGGTATAATAGTAAATCCTGCATCATAAGTAACTTTTACACCTCTAGGATAATTTCTGAATGTAGTTTCAGGAATAACAGAAATATTTGTTATACCTTGTACTCCGGCTGTGTATCTTCTTATTCCTCCAGTCTCTGAATTCCAAACATATTCTGGGGTAGTTCTAGAATCGTCTTTTAAGGCAGAGCTATTATTTTTTCCGTCAAAATGTAAAAGTAATACAGTATTTTCATCTGTTGCGTTAGGAGTAGTAGGAACAGTAAATGATTTATCGTATTTTGAATCTATAGTAATTCTAAATTCATCTAAATAGCCTTTAAAATAGTTTTCACTACCTGTTACTCCTGTTTTGCCTAAATATAGAGGAGTACTTACGGATATAGTAGGAAGAGAGTTTGAAGTAGATTGTGTCTTAACTAAAGTACCATCAATAAACATACGTATATCATTATCTTTCCTACTTACTGCGTAGTGACTAAATGAATTAGCTTTAGGTAAATAATAACTTGAAGTAGATGAAGTGCTAGTAAAATGATGAACATTAGCTATTTCAGTATCTGAATTTAAAGCCCTAAAGTTAACTCCTAAATAAGGGCTATAACCTAATTCTATTTTAGTATTAGCATTTCCTCTAGACACCATTGCTTTAGTATTAGAAAGGTCTTCAAACCTAAACCACCCTTCAATAGTAAAATCATCTGTTTGAAAATCAAACTTAGGATTACTAGTTTCTGGGTCGTTTGAAGACACAAAAGCTGATCCATTAAAATAAACAGAGCTTTGTCCAAACTTTTTTCTTCTTGTTTTTAGTATAGCTGTAGAAGTAATAGCTGAAGTGTCGAAGTCCCCACTTACAAAAGACCCATCAGAACTAGGGCCTATTAATGTTTTATGAGTATTTCCATCATATTCAGTAATTGTTTTTACGCCATTTAAGGGTAATCTAGAAACAAATACCTGAGAAGCTCCCCCATTAAAAACTTCTGTATAAACATTATTTTTAATTTCTCTGCCTACATAACTTTCTACTACTGAACAAGCATAAGAAATTAAATTACTTATTCGAGTATCATACGTATTACTATTTATCTGTAGATATTCTTTAACTTCACCTAAAGATACATAAGGAACTGTTACAGGTTGTGCCATATTCTACTCCTCATCAAGAGTATTTGATACTGATGTTTCTGTCACTACTTTTTTTGTGGAAAACGTTGACTGCATTGATCTATTAGTTGTAGAAAGCGCAGGTTTTGCTTTAGGTTTTCTTTTTTCTTTCCATTGTTTTTTCATATCTTCAATATTTACATTATAAGATCTTAACTTAAGTAAAAATTCTTGGTAATCGTCGATGGAAAGCAATCTCTCTATAGGATCTCTTTTTGCCATTATAAATTCTCCTTTTAGTAAAATAGGGCAGGCGTTGTATACACCTGCCCTGTTGCATTAACGCTTTTTTTACGCTGTATGACTAATTTTAAAATTAGCCAGCTGCGATATTACAAGCAAACGAATAAGTCGAGCTCAACGTTGGGCTTGAAGCAGTTCCTGCTGTAGTCAATGCTTTAAAGTCAAAGCGAGTTGACATATACATTGCAGTTACCTGCTGGCGTGGTTCATACTCACTTTCAATTTCCATTCCGCGTCTCTCACCGATAACGAATCCTGGCTTGTAAACAAGAGTTCCAAGAGTGTTCCATGAAGTTCCTACATTATCCATAAATTCAGAGATAACAACAGGAATTCCATAAATAGCTCCAAGAGCACCTGTTAAGTAAGTAGCATTAGGACCGAACTTATCTACAGTACGGAAGTCTGATTCAGCTACAAGTGAGTTATAACCCTCAACACCGGTGATATATACTAATTGATCACCTAACTGAAGACCATATTTACCAAGAGTTGCACGTGCATCAGCAATCTCAGCAGGAGCAGCTTTGGCACTTGCAGAACCAGTCTGTTGTTGTAAAGCAGCAGCGTTAGCAAGCTTAGTAATACCAGTAATTACAGAAGTAAAACCAGTACCAGCTGTAATTGCAGCAGCATTAGAAGTAAAGCCTGAGCTAGCACCTGTACCGCGAAGGATTGATTTATCGATAGCACGAGCAATACGACGAGTTGTCGAAGCACGTAAGAAGTCGATAAGAGGAAGAATTGTGTCTTCTTCTTCATCCTTAGCAAGATGGGTTGAAGTCATAAACTTATGAGGTGTTAAATCAATTGATTTAATCACATTCTGAAATGACTCAGGAACATTAGTACTGTCACCAATGCCAGTAGCATATGTTCCAGATTCAAACTGAGCTACACCATCAGAAGAAGATCCAAAACCGTCATCTTCGTCAGCGACTGGAATACGGAAAGTTTTTGCATCAACTTGTACACGGTTGAACATTGGAGCAACAACTAACTGCTGCTGCATTTCTTCATAGATATTGGTTGAGAAGTTAGAAATAAAGTTCTCGCCAGAAGCAACAACAGCTTTCATCTTATTACCAAGTCTAGTGTCCATTACATCACGTTTGTTAAGAGCATATCCAAGCATAACAGCGTTAGCCATTTCTTTAGCAGAATATGGGTTTTCTTTACGCTGTGACTCTTGCCACACCATTTTGCTATTCTGAAGAGCAGCGATTTCATCTCTGTACTTCTCCATTTGAGCCTTAAGTTCAGCAACAGCTTCATTTTCACGAGGTGTGTATGCTGATTTTTCTTCTACTAGTTCTTGTCTATCGCGAACATCTGCTTGTTGCATGATAGCTTCACCAGTCTTTTGAACTAATTCGGCCACTCTAGGCTCTTGTACCTCTACAGTGGCGGCTTTAGCTTCTGCTTGATTATTTTCGGCTGCACCAGTATTGATAGTTAGTACATCGCCTGCAGTTTGAGTAGCCATATCGTCTTTCTCCTTTGTTTCGACAATCATTTGCCCGTGTAATTTTAGGGCTAGATCTCTATGATCATTTGGGTTCATCTTATTCAATTCGTGAATAATATTATTTAAGTAATTTGCAAAAACATAATCAGAATCTGACCAGTCTTCGCCGTTTGATTTTAGATTTAAAAGTTTATTTAATTTCTCTTGTAAGTCTAAACTGTTAGTAATTGATTCATTTTCTTTTAAAGAGAATAAATATTGCTCAGTCGCATCGTTTGTATTTTTATATGCTTCTTTAATTTCTTCTCTTACAGAATCAGATAATCTTGGTGTACTAGTATCAATAACATGAATATCATATTTTGTACCAATATCCCAAGTGTTCACTACAGCCATTTCCTCTGCCGGAACTGTAACTATATTATCCACTGTTTTTCCATTTACGTCAACCTCTAAAAATTTAAAATTTGGAGATTCGGCAGTAGCAATCTTAGTAATTTTAAATCTTTTTCCTTCGTATTTTATAAAGGTATTCGTACTCAATGAAGAGGTTTCAGCAGATAAAAGATTTACAAAAGGAATTGGATCCATAGGATTAACTTCTTCTAATTCTTCTTCAGAAAGTTCTAAAGATGTTTCTTCTAAAATATCCTTAGTTTCTTCTGCTAGTTCTACTGTAATTTCTTCAGAGAGATCTTCGTTTGAAGAATTGTTCGTAGCTTTTTCTTCAACTTCAATCGCTTCTGTAGTTTCTACAGATTCAACAATGTCTGTTTCGGAAATGGCTTCAGACTTTTCTTCAATAGTAATATCTTCTGTGTCCATTTCTTCCTCGCTTTCTCCATTTTTAAAGCTTTTTACAAATTCTTCATATTCAGAATTACCTTCAAAGCTTTTTCTAACACTAAATAGTGAGTTTTGATTAGCGGGTACACTAACCACACTAATTTCTAATAATTCTACTTCTGTAATAGTCATAGAATCGTTATGTGCATCATACTTACCGTCTTTAACGCGAAAACCTACTGAAAAACTTTTTAAAGCACCGTCTTTAATTAAAGTTTGTACTCCATGTAATTTTTCAGCAGCATCACTGACCATAGCATCTACATAAATTCCTTTTTTATCAACAGTAACTTTATCTACTTTTCCAATAGGTTGATCATGTTTATGCTGATATAATAAAACAGGGTTTTTTCTATAATTTGCAACGCCTTTTGCCCATGCTTGAGCAGTTACTACATCTCCGACCCTGTCTTTATCCGTAGTATTAGCATAGCCAGCAATTTTCAAACCACTAGAGTTTTTAATTCTTTTAGTTTCAAAACTACTGTTCAGATAAAATGTTTTTTCCATTTTTTATTCCTTTTACTTGCTTGTACCGGAATCAGAAGACTCAGGTCTTCCTCCTATTGCTGGGTTAACAGCACTTCCAGTTATGTTTTGTGGTATTCGTATTTGATTATTTTCTTCACCCTCTAAAAACGCAAACCCAAGACCTTCTCTAGCTTCATTAACTGTTATAATACCGGTATTAACTAGTGTAGAAAAATATACTGCTTGAGTTTTATTATCTGGTTGTAAAGCGGCTATAGAGGTTTTATCAGGTTTAATCACAACACCGCCATTAAAATAATGGGAAAAAGCGCTACAAAACATATTTAAAAGAGGTATTACTGTAAGGTTATAAAACATAACTTCATTTGCATGAATATTAGCATTATTACCACTTTTTAATAATACATAAGGTACGCCGATTGATTTAGCAATATCTTGTTGAATTCTTTCAATCGAGTTTTCAAAATCTAATTCGTGAAAATTAATATTAGAA